CTTGTTATTTATGAACGGACGGCACTGGAAAATCATGCTAATTATCACAATGCAGTATCCGCTTGGTATACCGCCGAATTTAAGAACAAATATAGATTATGTTTTTATTCTTAGAGAACCCTACATTGCCAATAGAAAACGCATTTGGGAAAATTATGCCGGGATGTTTCCGACGTTTGAATCATTTTGTCAAGTGATGGATCAATGTACGGAAAATTTTGAATGTCTGGTGATTAATAATAACTCCAAATCAAATAAATTACACGACCAAATTTTTTGGTATAAAGCTGAACCCCACGGACCCTTTAAACTCGGGTCAAAAGAATTTTGGGAGTTATCAAAAGATTTTAATTCGGATGAAGAAGAGGACACCTATGATCCACAAAACGCAAAAAAACGCGGCGCGGGGCCAAAAATTAGTGTGAAAAAAACCAAATGGTAGAAAATATTTATATTTATATATTTATTATATTTATATATTTATATATTTATATATGGGTCAGTATTATGTTGCAATTATTTTATCTGATATTAAAAGAACAACGGAAATAATTCGTATGTGGATGAGTGCTAATAATTATGGAAATGGTATAAAACTAACGGAACATTCTTATATTGGAAATAATTTCATTCAAGCATTTGAACATCTCATTAGTCCAGAAGGAATGTTTTATATGTCTCGTATTGTTTGGGCAGGAGATTATGCGGAACCAGAAAACAATGAATCAGAAAACTTATACAAAAAGGTGTATGATAATTATACTGGATTGTTACAATCTCCAACATCACATGATACATCTAGTTATCGTTATATTGTAAATCATTCGCAAAAGTTATATGTAGATAAAGAACGTTGTCCGGAAAATAAATATAATTTAATCATTCATCCATTGCCGTTACTAGTATCCGAAGGAAATGGTTGCGGAGGAGGAGATTATAGGGGACATAATGTGGAATTATGTGGGACGTGGGCTCGTGATAACATATCAGTTGAAAAAACTATGCCGAATGATTATAATGAGTTAGTATGTGATTTTATTTAAGAATAATAATTTTATTATTTATATTCTAATTATTTTATCACCAACACATTTATTTTTTGTAATAAAATCTTCGGTTTTAATTTCTGATTTATAGTTGTATCCGCATTTGTGCGTTTCCCCTAATCTATGTAGAATACAGAAAGTTTTTCCGCATTTACATAAGCCTATTATTTTATCAGATACCTTTATTTTTTTAGCACAATTTGAAAATTCGCAAAGCATTGTTGTAATATATAATATCAATTATTATATATTATTTTATCAATTTTATATTTATTTCACAAAAGCTTATTTCACATAGGCTTATTTCACATAGGCTTATTTGTCAACTCACTAAGCCCGTGGTCAGAATTTTTAAAATCAGTAACTACATTTTCACCCTCAAACAATTCTTTGCGAATATCAGATAAAGAACTATTCTCATTCAAGCTAAGTTCGGTCGTATTCATATCCTTTACACTTACTAACTGTCCTTCGGAATTTATGGTTTGTGTCAGCACGTTTCCGCTTTCAAGTGCCTTTTTCATATTATCCGCAATAGCCTTCTCTTTTGATTCGCGCACACGTGTGTCGAATTCAGTCTTTGCTTGCTTCTCATTCTTATCCTTCTCATGCATCAGCTGATTTAGTTCATCTTCCAAATACTCAACCCGCCCGGTTTTATAGGCTTCGGGGTGAAAAGGCATCCACATACCGACCGGTCCCACAAACACGTCATGATTCGGGTCAACCTCGCGCAACAATTTACAGCGCAACTCGGCTTCTTGTTGGCTGGGATAAGAACCTCGCACTTTAACGCCACGAACACTCGTCTGGAACTTATACGTGGAATTAAACTCTTCATCTAGCTTCTGCTCATTCAAATCAATAAAATTTTTATAGTCATCTTCGATCGTATAGGTAAATAAATTTTCTTTTTCTTCGCTACAGAACTCTTGTAAATCCTTCGTCAAATTATCAAAGTTTAACCCATATTTATATGCGAGAAAACTCATAAAATGATTATATTTTTGAAGCGATTTATTCATATCCCATTGCTTTAGGAAAGCCTCAAAATTAAATAAGTCTCGTTGCTTAAGTATTTTTTCTGGAGAAATAAAGGAAAGACAAGCAAATCTTTGGCCAGAAAGAGGCTTATCTTCGTCTAAAACATCAACATATTTTGGATTAGATGACCCGTCTAGATCAAATCTATGCTCAAAATTAACGGTTGTGGAAGTTTGTTGAGTGCTCATTATAACTTATTATATAATATATATTTTAAGTTTGTTTAATTTATAATATATTAATTCTTAATTGAAAATATTTTTTTCTTTATATTTAGTATAATATGCGATTTATGGACGGACTTGATCTTAGTGAATTAGTTAAACGTGCTATTAAATATTTAGTTGAAGGTTTTATGGTTGCCATTGCGGCATTTGCCATCCCCAAGCGTTCTTTGAATTTAGATGAAATCGCCATGATTGCCTTGACCGCAGCGGCAACCTTTAGTATTTTGGATACCTATATTCCTAGTATGGGTGTGAACGCGCGATCGGGTGCCGGCTTTGGTATCGGTGCGAATCTGGTAGGGTTTCCGGGTGGGTTGTAAAATAATTATTTTATATATGATTCATTTTTATAGATCATTCATTTATATAAATAATAAATTAGTTTTGAAAAAGCATATGCGGTTAAATATGACAGGGGCAAGTCAAGACAATACTTGACCAGACAAGTCATGACAATACTTGACCAGACAAGACAATATTATATATTATATTATATATTATATATAATGTCTGAATTTTCAAAAATAAAATATTGGTACGAGAAACTTCCAGAAATGAAATCAAATATAGAACCCTTAACGCAGTTAATGATAAGGACAGCCGGCGAAGTTAATAATTATATGCATCATCATGCTCATTCAAAAACAATAAAGACGGTTAATTCAAAAGATATAAATTTATTACATTCGATAGATAGAGTGCCTGCTATTAAAAAACTATTAGATAGAGTTCATTTTTTGAAAACGCACAAGGAAGAAATAAAAATGTTAGAACGAAAAAATGGGTTTGTTGATTTATCATCCGACTTTTTTATAAATAGTCCTTTTGCGTCAATCAATTCAGAAATTATTGCTGAAGTCGCGCATAAAAAATATCTAACATTATCCGGCGTAGGAAGAATCGGGGCAATAAAAATAGTGTTTCCTGCTGGGTTAAATATAAAAATAGTTGTTGGAAATGTCGATGGGTGTCTAAAGAAACGTCTTATCTCTATAAATAGTATCTTTATATATTCAAATCGGTTTTCTAACTTGAAGAAATATGGAATAAATGAAAAAGAAATTATCGATCCTAAACGAATAGTAACAAAAAAATGTTATAAAAGAGGAAAATATTTAAAGCGACAAAGCCGGAAACTATTAAATAAAATTATACCCTTAAAATAAGGCATTAAACCGTCGGTATAAATTCCCAGTTAAGTTCATTACATATTTTTTTCCATATCTCATCTTGTTCAATGCGTTTCTCTCTATCTTTTAACATGGGAAAATAAGGTAAAAATTGTTTTTGATCTAATAATTCACATAATTTATATATAGTATAATAATAATTAAGAAAATTAACTCTATCATCGGGACAGTATTTTGCGTAAGGACTTTGGATATCCATAAATAAATTACATAATAATTCTTCTAATTCCGAACTCATAATTGGCGGTTTTATGCCTAACCTATCTTTTATAAACGGAATATGCTCATAATATTTATTATAGCCTAATTTTTTCAAGATTTCTTTCGCGCCTTTATTATTTAATTGAGAGATATCTATTCGCTCTTTTTTAATTTGTAATTTAATATTTTCAATGACTTCTTCCGGTATTTGTGTTGATTCTTTTGCTTGAAATTGTGCTAATATTTCTCTGAAATGGTTGATTCTTTTATACGCATAGAAACAGACTTCTTTCGGTGGGTCCTTATAGGACGGTTTTTCATTTTCAACCAGATATTTCATTATTTTAGAACATATATTGCATACTAAGATTCCTTCATGGTCAATGGGTATCATCTCTCCTTTTTTACAGAACCGACAAATATCTGTATTTAATACGAAATTATCTATATCTAAAAAGGATTCATTAATATTTAAAAAATATTTTTTAATATTATTCATTTCTTTTAATTCAAAAGTATCATTTTTATCGGTTTTTTGTAAATTAAAAAAGTTATCAAGTATGGTTGTGGGTTGTTTATTATTATCTGATATATTTTTTTTATCTTCAAAATAATCAAAAATATATTGAGAATTTTTTAATAGATATTCTTTTTCATTTAGCTTTATTTTTTTTATTGTTTTTTTTATTTCAAGTAGTTTATCTTCGATATTTAATTTTTCATCAATAGAAAT